CATTTTCAAACTTGTGATGAAAGGGCTAGATTTGTCGAGTAGCTCACACAATGATCTCAATGATTTAAGAGTATTCCTGAATTCGAAGCTTGGAATGGCACTGTTACTGATTGAGGAGATAGTGCAAGAGGTTAACATATCGAGGAATCAGAATGTTAATGGACCAAAAGAATTCAGGTTGAAGAAATTGCAACACTTTCCAGCTATGCTGCTCATTAAACCTACTAAAGCTTCCAATCACATATTCTTCAGCCTTTGTATTGAAAAATCAGCAATTCTATTCAATTCAGGAGAAAGTTGTGTCAAACAATTATTAGACTTAGGAGAATACAAGTGCACAAAATTTATCTCGTCTGACCAACATAGAATCACTAATTTGCTGTTCTTACCATTCAAATTATATGGTCACATAGCCATGTGGACACAGAACCTTTTGCCTGGGTTTGGAGGCATTCTTATCGACACCATCAATGGTAGGCACCCAATTGTGTCACAGCATGTTTTGACATATTTGATATCAAAGCTAGAGGATAGTGAGCACACCTCATCTGACATGCTTCAAGCTCGGTATGCTTACATGGAATCCATAAAGGGGCTCATGATACATCCACATAAGATTTTCAAGAAGATGGATGAGTTTCCTAGAAGCAGGATGCAAATTTATTATTACAACAGACTTGCAAAGGCCATGGACATGCATCTCGTAATGGCGCCAAAATTCGAACTATTAGGAGCAGAGGAAGACAGCATTGATAGAATCGACAATTGTATATCTTGGATTTCACTGGAAGAGATGCCAAAGATGAGGATACTATTAGACACCTGCTATTTTGGTGTGTTTCACAACAAGGATGAGGGAGATGAAATGCATGGTTATCTGAAGATCTTTTCGAAAGTCATTAAGGAGGAGCTGAAGATGAGAGATGCAAGGCCAGAAAATATGAGTTTTAATTCTTTAAATATAACTGAGCTCAGAGATCATGAGTTTAACGCTGATTTTGCCAAAATGATGGGAGAAAATCTACGCGCCAACCTGAAATTAAAGGTTGGAGACTTGGATAATTGGTTTAATACCGTAGTACTGACAGAGTGTTCAATAAAAAATCTTTTAGAGCTTGCCACTTTCAAGGCATCTGCTTCAAAAGTTGAAGATCACACTTTCTCGACCAGAATGGCATTCAAGAACGCAGGACAGAGGACTGTCGAGAGCTCGAAGTGCCTAAAAAACTGCATGGACCTCTTAAGTGAAAACAGGTGGTTGGGAGTGAATTTTTTGCAATTCATCGGAGAACTCATCCAACTAAAGGACAATCTAGCAACTGGTCTGAGGGCTTACTTGTTCAAGAAATTACAACTGGGCGGAGTTCGCGAAATCTTCGTATTGGATTTTATTTCAAGACTGACAGTTTACTTTTGTGAGTATCTTGCCAGGATGATGTGCTCGCAAATAGACGGAGAAATGCAAACGCATTCACATGAAAAGCTGCATAGAATCAATACACATTTCCTGAATGTCAAGTCCATGAGGAAAAAAACAAAACATCAGACTATTAGCATATATAATTCGGATGACAACACTACATGGTGTCAAAGATTCGTAATGTCAATGTTCGGGGCAGTTATTTCAAATGCAGTTCCTGATCCTTTCAGAACAGTCATGTTAAAGGTTTTTAATATGTGCACAAACAAGAAGCTTCAATTGCCAATAGACTTGCTAGAGAAATTCACAGACGACATTAACGTAGAATCAATGACTGACCCTGGACTCAATACCTTAAAGAAACAATTCTTCGGGTTTGACGAAGGGAATCAGAAGTTGATAGACAAAGGGGGAACTATGCTATACAACACTTCAAACTTCATGCAAGGCATCTTTCATTATTGCAGCAGTCTAGTTCATGCAAGTTACATGATGACAATTGAAAAGGCCGCGCACGTAATATTGAGAGCTGAGGGTTTTGAAGGTCAAGTAAGCTG